AGTCTGGGAAGGTTTCTGTGACAGTTACATCTGCCATCACGTTCTTCTGTCCAGAGATTGTGGCGAGTTTGCTACCGCTCTTCAAAAGAAGATTGCTGTTAATGCCAGCAAAGTTTTTAAATAGGGCGACTGTTTCTTTACTTAATTTCATTTAGTTCTCCTGTTCAATGAATACATTACTATGTATAAAACATTATACCCCAGAAAGGGGTATTTGTCAAATTATTTTTGCATCATCAAAGCATTGAAGTTACTAGGAACGACAATAGTTTGTACTTGGCCATTCTTAATACCTTCTGAGATATTCAACATAGCCTGTGCTTGCATAAACTGAATAGATGCACCAGAGTTATTTGCCAATGCTGCCATACGACGACTTTCTGCTTCGGCAGTTTTGACTTCAACTTCCTTCTGCTTCAATTCATTCTTAGAACGAACCAATGCATTAGCAGATTCAACAACGCTATCAGCTGGAACAACATTACGAATCAGCACTTGGCTAATTGTAATAGATCCATCCAACTTTTCTTCTGCTAGATTCTTTTGGATCTCTTCTTGAATAAACTTCTCCATGTCGCTTCGGTTATCTGCCATATCCAATGCTTCATATTTACGAGCAGATTTATAAATCGCATTACGAGCATTCTGTACAATGTAGTTGTACATCACATAAGTGTCACCACGAAAATCAGCATGGAATGCCTTATTCTTAGTTGAGTACAATTCTGCTACACTTTGTGGGTTAATGTTGTAAACAACTACAGCATCCAAATCTTTCATAGTTGAGTTGTCCTTGGCCACTGGGGTCATATTCTCCAATGTGACATTAACATCTTTAATCGGGAATGTCAAAACATCACCAATTAATACCTGATTGAACGATCCTGGAAGCAATTCGCCTGACTGAACCTGCTTGTCAAATCCAACACGAACACCAACTTCACCAGTCTCGATACGAGTACAACCAGTAGCCAGTGCCATGGATGCAACGATGGCAGAAATTTTCAAAACACTTTTCATATCAAATCCTTAAAATAAAACAACAAAAGCAACCATAACACCAAGTGTCAATAGCGAACATAACAAACTAAATGAAAGGATCTTAATTAAATCCCACTTCTCATGCCCATTCAGTTTTCTGAAAGCAGGGATTACAAAATAGAATCCAGCAAACAGAATAGCAAACAATAACCATAAACGAATCATTTTATTCCTTCGAATACTTCACATCATGCTCATAAAGAAACATCAGGCAACACATTGCATGTGCCAAGTGATTCTTTCCAGTTTCGGGATCGTTTTGCTCTCCCTCTTTCCATTCCCACAGATGTCTCTGCAAGGCATCGTAATATCTTCGTTTAGCATCAGGTACAACTTTCCAGTTATCTGGTTCGTATTTCTCTGCTCCAAAAGTAAGTATCTCTACTGTTGCCTTCAAAGCAAGTGGTGGCAGCAAACCATACTGCAGTTTGCCACCATCAAATTTACGACCACCAGTAGTTGCTGTCTGAGATGCCTTTACAACATCATTCTGCTTCTTATCGGTAGCCATAATTTCTCTTAGCTACGTTGTGCAGTGAATGCAGATGCACCAGCGATAGCGTTTGCAAGACGAACGATACGCTTGCTTGCAACACCGATACGGTACTTAGTAGTTGGTGTACCATCATGCAATTTAGATGCATTAGAGTAAACGCAATAACCTTGCTCACGTAGGTTACGAATTGCACTTGCTGGATGTGCAATACCGAAAGATGACTTGATCTGTTTTGCAGTAAAAGATTTACCACGACTCAATTGATTCAAAAGCATTTCTTGTTTAGACATATTAACTCCATTATTATAAACCATCAAATAAAAAAAGTCATTCAGAGGGATGGCTAACCTCTGAATGACTGGGTAAAATTATAACTTATACTTCGATACCATTGTCACGCAGAATCTGATTGAAGTCTTCTACATCTTCGTCATGAGAAACTGATTCCTCGATGATTCGTTGTAGACGATTAGTCTCCAATGCATCTTCAGTTGCTTTGGCTTTGACTGCTGGCTTAGATTTAACAACCACAGTCTTAGCTTTAGCAAGTTTCGCAACCTTAGCTTTAGCTTTAACAACAGGATTCAACTTGGCAGTCAGTTCCTGTTTGTATGCAGAAAGTTCTGCATCAGTCGGGATGGGTAATTGATACACACCACGCTCAACTTTGTTCTTGTTGAACAACCAGTTGGGATAACCGATCTTCTCATTCTTAACACCAGCACGTTGATCACGCAGAGTGTAATAGATTGAGGCACATTCCTTCAACGTAATTTGTGGATCTTTCTTGTACTGTTTATTGGATTCAATAACAGCTACCACAAAACGCTTTTGGGCGAGGGACAGGTTTGCAAATTTTAACATAATCATTTTCCTTTTAAAGTTTCACAAAATTTCACAACAGAACACATATTATACCGCAAGATTACATAAATGTCAAGCATTTATTTTTCCCTGTAAAATCAACAACTTAGAAGGGGATCTCATCCTCTGGACTTACAGGCTTTATAGTCTCGGGTACTACTTCGGGAGCAGGACTTGCAACTTTGTCGTACAGGTCGATAAAGGCAGTCTTGGTTGCCACATCGAAACGATTGCAGCAGAGTTCAACAGCCTTAACACGATCTTTGAAAATCGCAAATGCTCGAACAATGTGGATCATACGACGAGTCGTAATTGTTTCGTCCACACCACCATCCTCGAAAGTGCGACGAATTGCATCAGCCCACTTCACGAGTGTCTCTGCAAACTCTTCATCAACGCATGAATATGTCTGCATAAGATTCTTGATAATCTTCACTTCAACTTTTGAAGAAGGATATTCTTGGTTGAAGGTAACAGCAAATCGTTCCAAGAATGCTTCGTTCAATACGTTTGTACCGATGTAACGACCATCGTCTGAACCCTTACCCTTAGTGTTGGCAGTGGCAAGGATGTTAAAACCCTCTGCAGGAATGATCATCTCATTCTTCAACTTGAAGTAATATGGCTTACCTTCCAAAATTGGTTGCAAGCAAAGCAAAGTGTTTGCAGAGCCAGCATCAATTTCGTCTAGCAGCAGAGTTGTACCAGTACGCATAGCGATGAGCACTGGACCTTCGACTACTTTAACATTACCATCTTCAAGAGTCTTCGAACCAATCAATTGATCTTCGTCAGTCATCATGTTAAGGTTAACACGAATCAAAGGACGTTTGTGTTTGGCACAAATTTGTTCAACCATCGTAGATTTACCGTTCCCAGTTGGACCAGAAATGTAGGCAGGATAGAAGATACGTGACTTGATGATGCTTTCCAAATCAGTGTAGTTGCCGAATGGAACAAAATTAGAATCCTTGGCAGGAATCAATGCATCTGTATCATTATAGTTCACCATAAAAGACTCTTGTTTTTTAGGTTTGAGTGCAGTGTTACCTGCAGTCGGAAAGTCAACTGGTGTGCCACCTTCAATAGCGTACAGACCACGACCAGCTTTGGTCTTCATAAGCCATGTAGGATACTTCTCCGTATTCATATGTGCCATCGTTTCCAGCAACTGTGGTCGTGACACCACACCTTTCTGTGAAACTTCAGGAAACAGTTCGTACATTTTAGCTTCAAACATACCACGAAACACCATATCGGATTTTGCCATCACATTCTCCATAATAAAAACCTTATTTTACATCAAACACAAATTAATGTCAACAACTATTTTACGTTGTAAAATCAACAACTTACGCAACAAGAGTCACGAATCGGTTGAGAAGCACACGGCTAGTCTTCTTGACATTGAGATACTTACCGAAGTTCTTTGCAATTGCTCTTGCATTCATATCGGCATTCGTTTCCAACTCACCTTCTTCAATCTTGGTAGAATGTTTAGTGATTAAGAACAATTCGTCACGTCCAGTATTCTTTAATGAAACGAATCCCTCTTTCCTAAACTCTGCTCTCCAATTTTCGATAAGGCTGTAGCGATCACCAGCATACGAAGGTAGATTGCAATTCATCACAGTGTCCAACTCACGACGACCACTACCACAAATATGAAATCCAACAACTGAGATACCATAGCGATCTTTAATCATACGAAGAATCATTTCAGTTTGCGGAGCACCTTGAGATGACAATTCATATGTTTTCTGAGTCACTTCATCTTTGATGAAGTTCTTCACCTTAAGACGTTTGTGGCTATTTTCTTCATAAGTCCATTCACCCATTCTACCATTAATACCATACAAACTCTGGCCATCACCATCAGTCAATGTAATAAAAGTCATTTTCTCAATGTTGTTATTCTTCATATATGTTCCAATATTTTGATAACACCATACCAAAGCCTCATTCAATGGAGTGCTGCTAGTGCTATATTGATCATTCATCTGGAATGAATAGTGAATCACACGTTTAGCCATCATGTTGAATTCGCTAGTCGTCATCTTGCTAGAGAAGAGTTCCAACAAATTGAATTTTGAAGTTGCGTTGTTGAGTAGATTCTCGCCAGTCTTGGTGCGCATCCATGCATTATATTTTTCATACTCTGTTTGGCTATCAGTAATATCTTTATTATTATAACCATTAGTGAATGCAAACACACGATATGGAATCTGTGTACGATTGCAGAACATAGCCAAGTTAATAACCTGTTTCAATGTATCAATCAGAACATCATTCATTGAACCAGACCAGTCCACGAGCATAATCATGCCATGGTTTTTACCCTGTGGCAACATAGTGACACGTTTGAACAAGTCATCTTTCAGTTTGTAGGAATAGATTTTAGCCATATCCAATGAACCAATTTTAGAAACCTGAGCACGTTTGTAAGTCTGAGCAGACTTCTTCATCTCAAATTCTTTGACCAAATAGTTCACAGTGCTGGAAGATTCAGTCTTGAATTTGGTGTACTCAGCGAGTTGTCTTTTAGCATAATCAGCACGTTGCTGTGTATCCATATTACGTGTGTAACGATCGTATGCATCTGTGGCATACCATGCTTCTGGAGTCAGTGTCTCACTCAGAATACGTTTGTAACCGATGATTGGATCTTTAAAATAATTCTTATCAAATTTCCAATATTCGTATACAGTACTTGTGTCAGCTAAGTCTTCAAGTTTCTTGGAGAAATTACGTTCAGTCTTAGACTCTAAGTCTGAATCAGAGACTTCGTTATTGGTATGTTTTTTAGACTTAGAATTTCCATTCTGTTCTTTTTGTGGTTTAGCAGCCTGACCATCATCTGAGTCTTCATCAATGTCTTGTTCATTACCATTATCAAAATCATCGTATTCACCACCACCATCAGGATCATCATCTTCATTCTCATCTTCTTCCACTTGGTCAGTGGGGTCTTGTTTGATGCGCTTCTTACGTTCTTCCATCTGCTCTTTAGAAAAAGCATAGATGTCATTGGCAAGTTGAATTACTTCTTCGATAGTTTCAACACGTTCAGCACGATTGACAAATTGTTTTTCTTCAGGTGTGAATGTAACACCACACTGGAAACCAGCTTTGAAATACAGATTGATTTTGTCGATGAGCAACAAGTCATCGAATGTTTGGACTTGTTTAACACCAAAGAAGTCACGATCGTTCAGTTGTTTGTAACCTTCATTCATGCGCTTACGCAGACCAGGATATCTACGCTTCATCAATTTCTCGATGCGTACATCCTCGACAATGTTCAGATATGACATCATCTTCACGTTGTCTTGAATTGGTTTTAGATATTCTTCACCAGTGTAAAGTGCATGACCGACTTCGTGACCAATCAACATGTCCTCAATCTCTGGAGTCATGTCTTTCCACAAAGGTAAAGTTAGCACACGTGACTTGATGTCAAACGATGCTGTTTGTGTGCGTGCACGAATAACTGAAAGGTTTTCAGTCGCAAGAAGACGTGCAGATAAATCTGATGCTGTAGTTTCCATATTACTCTCCAAATGCCTCAGCCAATTCATACTCAGTCAAAAACTTCTCCATCCGAGCACGATCTTTCAATTTTAAAGGGAGGATACTTTCGACATCATCAGGTTCAACAGTGAAACCATAGTCATCATATAAACACGCCAACTCAAAGTCACTGAATTCACTCCACTGGTTTTTCATAACAATCTCCATAATTTATACGTTATTATACACCATGCCTGAATAAAAGGCAAGTGTTATTTTTCCCTGTAAAATCAACAGGTTACGGAGGGCTAGGGAGTTGCAATAACAGAGAAGTCATTGCGTTTCTCGAATTTAATGACACTGCGGAATTTGTCAAACAACTGATCACCTTTGTGGGAGATAACGAAGATGTTGGTGTTCTCTCCAAATTGGTTCATCAGATTCAAGAAGTAATCAGTTCCAGCTGTATCCAAAGATGAATCAAAGATCTCATCAAGCAACAACAGGTTTGTGTTCACTGAGTTCTTCATCTTTGCGATCTGTCTCCATGTGAATAGGATTGACAAGTCGATACGCATCTTCTCACCTTCAGAGAAACTTGCATATGTAAAGTCATCTCGGAAACGAGACTTCACATGTTCATTGAATGCTTCATCAAGTTCGAAGTGAATGTAAGCATCCATTGCTTGGAGATACTTATTGATCAACTTGTTCATCACTGGAAGATACTCACGAATGATTGCTGTCTTGATGCCAGTATCTTTCAATAGAATATTAGCAACTTCTTCGAGATTGCGTTGCTCTTGCAGAGAAGTTTTCTGTTCAATCTTTCCAATAGCTTCTTTGGCTAGATCTTTTAGTTTGCGTTTCTCTTCATCGACATTGGTTGTATCTGCTTTGGATAAATCAATCTCGGTCTGTAGGTTAGAATTCATTCGATTCAACAGACTGATTTTATTGTTCATCGTAGATAGTTCGATGTTCTTTTGAGTGATTTGATTTTGAACATTGTTAATGTTGTTCAGGTCTAGCGTTAACTTACTAAGAATGGATTCAAGTTCCTCAATTCGAAGATTGTTCTCATCGATCTTTGTATTCAAATCAGTGATAACTTTATTCTTATGGTCTTCTGAGATATCCTGTGAACAAGATGGACAGGTTGCATTCTCTTCGAAAAACTCATGGTGTTGATGACAGTGTTCTAGTTTGGCATTGATCTTACTCTTGATAGATTTTGCCTGTTCAATCTGTGCATCAATAGATGGCTTCTCTTCAGTAGCTTTGGAAAGAAAATCAATGTCAGAAATAAGAGAACCAACTGATACTTGAGAGTCTAGAATTTCTTTGTTGTTATCATCAATCTTGGTAAGTAGTGATTTAATCGTATCAGTCTTAGCATCAGTCATAGTCTTGATCAATGTAGTCTGACTATCAACTAGACTCTTGGCTAGATTTATTTCTTGTTCGATACGAGAGATAGTATCTTTCGTGTCGTTGATCTTTTCCTTGAGTAACTGATTCATTGTAGAGAAGATTCTGATATCAAGAATGTCTTCGATGACATCACGTCGTTGTGACGAAGGTAGTTGCATAAATGGAACGAAAGAAGCAGAGCCAAGAATAACTACCTGAGTGAATGTCTTGTAGTTCAACTTAAGAATCTGTTGTTCAAGAACCTTTTGATAGTCACGTGAAGCTGCATCCTGATTGATCAGTTCATCGTTGACATAGATCTCAAAGATGTTTGGTTTGATACCACGAACAATTCTATACTCTTTGGAATTGATAGAGAATTCAATTTCAACAATACAACCCTTACCATTGATCGAGTTAACCAACTGTCCTTTGTTGATGTTTCTAAATGGTTTTCCAAATAACGAAAAGCACAATGCATCTAAGATTGTGCTCTTACCTTCACCATTCTTACCGATGATAAGAGTGGTTTGTGATTTGTTTAATAGGACTTTGTTTGGAGAGTTGCCAGTAGATAAAAAGTTTTTCCAAGTTACGCTTTTAAATACAATCATTAAACTACCTCAATATTCACTGCTTCAGTGTACAATGTTCTCATATAGGTTTTGATCTGTTCCTTATCAACATCAGTGTTGATCGAATCAACATAATTCGATAGGACAGATAGTGTGTCTTCAAGATTAATTTCCTCACCAATCTCTCCATCTTCAAACTCAGAGAGATCCTCAATAATTTTAATCTCATGGCATCCTTTGCTATACAATTTCTGTATGAATTTATCAAACTTGTAGAAGTCTGTTTTGTTAACAACAATCAACTTAACATACATATCTTTTAAATCAAGTGAATCTAAATTGATGGGCTCAACTTCTTTGTCGTTGTACTCGACTCGGGCAAACATAGTGTATGGGTTTCCAATGAATTCGAGGTTTCTTGTTGCAAGGTCAAACAAGTGAAACCCTCTGGTATCATTGTAGTCTTGCCAAGTGAGTTCATAGGGATTTCCGAGATAGTAGATATGTCCATCGTCACTTTTGTGATGGTAATGCCCACTAAAAACCATATCAAATTTATCGAATGTTTCTTTAGCCAATCCTTCATGAGATTCCATTCCTCTATACATAGCGAACCCATTGATTTCAAAATGACCCATACAGATCTCAGCATCTGTATTCTTCATATGATCTATACTTTGTGTATAGTTATCAGGACAGATCCAAGGCATCATACAAATCTTTGTACCATCAATAACAATATTCTCTGGAGAGTCAATCACATCGATGTTACCATACTCAGTAAGAAGTAAGTCTGGTGAATTTACATCATTGGTGTTTTTATAGTAAGTGTCATGATTGCCAGCCAGCATATGAACACGAATGCCACGCTCTTCCAATCTATCAAAGAACATTTGTTTTGCTCGTTGCAGAGAATAGAAATTAACATACTTGCGTCTATCAAAAGTATCACCAAGAATAAGAACAGTGTCAATCCCAGATGCATCAATAGTAGGAAAGAAGGTATTGTCATAGAATTTTTGATAGAAATCTAAGAATGCTATACTATCATTACGAGCACCAAAGTGCTGGTCTGTAATAATCGCTACCTTCATAGTTCGTCATACCCTTTACCGAAACCGAAATAAATGTTCCATTTAATTAATGATATCGTGATTGACAATTTATGTGGGAATGTATCGATATAAATTCCCAAAGAAACACCATGTATCATATTGATTTGAAATTTTGGACCAGCACCCATTAGATAAACCCCAACTTTCTTTCTTTTGGTTTATGTGTTTGCTGATTGAATACATCAGCAATAGAATAATTTTCCATTTCTTTACCACGTGGTTTAGCTGGAAGTGTAACTTCCAATTTATTAGCAAGAACATTCGCTTGCTGCACTGTCAGTGTATCAAATGTAATGATATCAAAACAACGTCCTGGACGAACCAGCGCAGAATCAATATCACGAATACTTGGAAGATTGGTAGAGAAGACCATCTTCTTTCCTTTGGTAGTCACAAGACCATCACCAACATTTAAGAATCGGTGCATCATTGTGTTACCATCATTACGTGATTTTAAGAATGCATCGCTGTCTTCAAGAACCATAATGTTAGATTCATCTTCAATGAAGCGAGCAAAGAATCCATCTTTCTCAAGAATCTGTGCATCGTATGTAACGATGGCAGATGAACTTGTATGTGCAAGTAGACCACGAATGAATGTAGTCTTACCAGTTCCAGGTGGTCCAATCAACAACAGAATGTTTGCTGATGATGCCATATAACGATCGTAATATGATTCCAGTGTTTCACCTTTAAGGAATGGATACATTTCTGCAACTGGCAGACGATCACGATTCAATGGTACATTACAAGAAGCACCATCAGAAGAATACACCCACTCGATATATGATGTAACAACATCAAAATTGTTCTCAATGATCTCAACCATATCGTCACAGAAGTCTACATCACCAACTGCACGAACAGTAGTTGAGTTTGAGTTAACATCAAACTTAATATAGTTCAATGTTTCTTCTTCGATGATAAAACCATTCGATGAATTACCCTGCACATAAAGGTAATCATTGTAGTTCTGCTCTGCCCATTCAGCCCACTTTGCACGATTGCAGAGAACAGTTGTCTCACGATGTACTGTTTTCTTACCTGAGTCGATTCGATTCTTAAGAATCTCAGAGATTACCAAATCATCTAAATCACTAACACCTAAAAAGATTTTATCGTTTTCCATAATTTTATTCAAGTTAAATTGACCATCTGTTGCATCCCACGTAAACCTTTTTATAGTACGTCTACTTTGTTTATTTTTCTTTATTGGAGAACGTGATGTTCTTGACCTTACTGGTCTTGATTTTACACCATGCGTTCTAAGAAACTCAGAAAAGTTAAAGGATCTCGCCATTATCATCGTCTTTCATCATTATATCATCTTCCAATTCAATAAACTCATCTAAGTTCGTTTGTGTTTTCTTTTTCTTGGCTTCTTTCTTACGTTCAATGAAGTCATCAAAGTTACTATTGTTTTGCATAAACTCTAAGTATGCATTGTGAAAATCTCTATCGTCTTCATGGTCTTGAAGTTCGAATGCCTCGAATGGCATATTCTGTAACAACTTACCTTTAATGTAAGTTTGTTTCTTTTCTTTTGCTATGCGTCTTAAAAATGCATAGTAGATAATCTGTGTGAAGTAAGAGAAAGGATTGTTCGACTTGGCTGGATCAAAGTTATCAATATATTGAATGCAGTTTTCTATTCCATCGAGAATCATATCATCTCGATAGGAGTAATTTATAAAATTGGGTTTGTAAGAGAGGTGTGTAGCGATCTTTAAGATGCACTCGCCAATGTAGTTACTGATGATTGGCTTTGGAAGGTTTTTCTCTTTTGCTTCGTGTACTTGTCTTCGATACTCGGATATCGCAACTAAGAAGTCTGCGTTGTTAACATAATGGGTGGCCATGCGATTGGAGTTCCTCTATAATTCAATATAGCATAAGTATACATCAACTGCTATAAAAAAGCAAATATCATTTTATTGCAAAAATAAACTTGTCTTGCGACTTGAACTCTGGTATAATCCACAGTGTCTGTGGTTGATGAGATAGATTAGTTGATTGTATCGTTTCCTTCGATAACAAACAAAAAGTCTTCTTCTGCAGGTCTGCTCTCTTCCATGACTTTATTATTCTTACGAATGCGTGGTTCAATATTCAAACCAACTTCCTCATGGTCTGCAACAATCTTTTGATAGTGGGGAATGAATAGATGATGCATCTTCTTCACAAACATTAGATTCTTTTTATCTAAAATATAAGAAGACGAATCTTCTGCAAACTGGCAGAGAGGAGATGCAGTGATGTGTTCTCTACCTGTTTCTATTACTGGGATAGTTCTAATGCACATTGGAGATTCAACTTCAATAAAGTCTTCATCTTCAGATTTTAAAACAGCCATGATATTCTCACCACTTACTAATTTCATAACAACATAAAGTTCATTGCCTGTTAGCATAAATCTACCTCTACTATTTTAATTGTAAATTCTTCTTCGGCATACGTCTTGTAGCGTTCAGCTGCATGATTCAACGTATGATTCTTCCATGACTTCCAATGCAAGTCATCGGCAATATCAAAAAGATTACAATGCGTCTTACCACTCTTCAATCTTAAACCACGACCTATCGATTGTAGGTTGCGGATTTTGCTTTTGGTTGGCGACGCAAAAATAACATTCTCAAGCGAAGGTATATTAATACCAGTGGAAAAAGTTCCATACGATGCAATAATGATAGCATCTGACTCTCCCTCGGTGATATGCCTAATGGCTTCACGATCAGTGGTGTCAGTTCCCCCGTAGACGAAAAATACTTTTCTCTCAGAGTGCGCTTTCTCTTTGATAAGCTCATACAATAATTTCCCATGCTTCTCAACATACTGGAACAAGACCAAAGTATTACCATCGGATTTTATTGCTAGATTGCGTATAAATTTATTACGCTTTTCGTTGGCGACTAACCAATCCATCTCTTCTTGGTAAGTTTTGTTCTTACGTTCTTTACGTATGTCTTCATTGTATTTAAGAATGATAGACATTATATTTAGTGAAGATAATCTTCCTGAGTCCATCAATGCTTTGGTGGTGGTGACTCTATGCACCATTCCGAATACACCTTCAAGAACTAAACGATGTATCTTTTTATTATCTAGAGTACCTGTTGTACCTATACGATAACGAACATTGTCCATCTTTTCCATGACACCGATTAAAGACTTAGCTTTAAACTGATGTGCCTCATCGCCTATGATACAATCAAATTGTTTGAACCATGACTTTGGTTGCAGATAAATTGACTGCCATGTAGTAATAAGAATATCACTGTTGAGTTGTTTAGTGAATCCACTGTAAAGTTTTTGGCAATGTGTACCAACATCCCATCCATTAATAGATGAGTAGTCTACAAAGTCTGCATGGAGTTGTTCAACAAGAGATGTAGTTGGCACTACGATGATGCATTTTCTTCCAGCCCTTACATGCCAGCGAAGAATAGAATAGATGATGAATGATTTACCAGATGCTGTTGGAGATAGTAGGAGTGTTCGTTCTTTATCAAGAGCAGTAGTTATTGCATCAATTTGATAATCACGAATTTCAATTTTGTCTGGTAGGTTTAAACCACGAACAAATTTCTCAACAAGTTCTTCGCTGATACCATTTGTTGTATTGAAATCAGATTTGTGTGTTAGTTCATATCCATTACGTTCACAAAACTTTTCAACATAATCAAGCAGACCAATGTAAAGAGTTTTTCTTACTTGGTCATATAAGCGAACCTTACCATCCCACAATCTAGCTTTGTATTGTGGAGTGAATCTAGCTCCAGGATATTCATATGTAAAGAAGTCTGCGAGTTCCTGTTCAATACTAGGATCTCCAAACACTCTCATATAAACTTCATCTAATTTTTCAACAGTTAACATCACATCCCAGCTAAGAATTTTTTCCATTCAACAGCAGTTTTAATTTGCCAATCTCTGGCTTTAATTTGCTGCATAATGGACTCTAGAAAATATATCATTGTTTCAAGATAATCAATCTTTACTCTTAAAGTATTTAGATCAGAATCTCCTGACAGGAATTCATCCATCTCATTCTTTAATGGTTTAACACCCTGCCATTGCGCCCAACCAAGATCGTTTAATTCATCACGTGATAGTTCACCACGATAGTAGCGAAACTTATTCTTGCGAAGAAGATTGTAGTCTGATTGGAGTTTTGTATGTTTTAGTTTAACTTGCACAAGAAGTTTAACATACTTTGCATGGAGTTTTGGAGTAGCAGTAGATTGCTCACCGAGATAGTTATCATCGATGGCACAGTCTGCATCCCATAAATCTTGGAGTTGTTCAATGTTCATAATATCCTCATATTTGTTTACCGCATTATACAGTAAACTTACAAAAAAATCAAATTTGTCTTACAAGAATTTGTAATAACCGTATCTGAATGTAGCATTACCTACTACATATTGCACGTCTTGGTTCGTAGATTCAAATACAATTGAGTCTATCGAAACTGGAAACAAGTCATTGAATTGCACGATCTGTGATGGAACATTAGTTCCAGAAAGAATCTGCAATGTTGCGTCAGAATAGTTTCTTGCTAACTCTGCTAAAGCACCACGCTGATCTTGATTTACAAAGGTTATGTATTGATCATAACTCTGAGGAAATCCAAGAGCAACAATCCAGTTATAGATTGCTTTGTAGTTAGCCATGTCAGAATCAACTAAAAACTGAACAGTCAGTTGATCATATGTTAATGTCTCACCTGGAATTGGTTGAGTATTAAATGGATTACCAAACTCTGGTGCTCCCAATGTAATTCCAGGAAGATTTACCTGTTGGCAAAAGTAAGACATATCAGGCAATTTGCTGATGCTGAACATGAACCCATTAGGTGATAATGGAGTTATGTTGTTTGGGATAGGACAAGAAAGTGTATTAGCCATACAATTATTTAGTCAAATAAAAAAGGGAGACATTTCTGTCTCCCTTAAAACACCGCTTCTTAGCGTCGGTTTATTACTCTTGATTACATCAAGTTAGTAACTTTAACACGACGGTAGTAGTAGTTTTCGTCAGCTGTCAAGCCACCAGTACCATCCAATGCAACGAATGGGTTAGCAACTAGACCATAACGAGTCTTGAAGCCAATTTTTGGTTGGAAGCTGTTAGGATCAACTGCACGAACCATTTGTAATGGAACGTATGGGCAGTAGAATAGACCAGCATCAAATGCTGACTGACCTTTGTAACCAACTACGAAGAACTGGTTAGCAGATACGTTTGCAGAATATGGATCAACATAAACTTTGTACTTGCCATTTAGAACACCAGCAAAAGTAGTAGAAGTGTCATCGATGTTCAATGCACTGTTACCTTGTAGAGCAGGAGTGTAGTCAAGAACACCAGCCATCGCTAGAGCAGACGCTACGTCAGCTGAAGTGATGATGAAGTTACCACGACCACGACGAGTTTGTTGACCAATCGCATTTGCTTCACGTTCGATTTGGAACATCAAGCCTTTGAATTTTTCAACAGACCAACGACCATTAGAGTCAACGTCCAAGTCGAAAGTACCAGCAGTAGCTGTACCGATTGCAGCACCAGGTTTTGCAGTAACGTAAAGAGTACGAATAACTTCACGATTGATTTCAGCAAGAATCTCTGTTGAAAGAATGTTGCTCAATTCGCCTTCAGCGTCAAGACCATGAACTGATTTCATATCTTGTGCTAGTTCGATTGAGTATTCTGCTTTCAATGCACGAGTCTTAGCAGTAACAGAAGTCTTTTCGATGCTGAATGCCATTTGACCGAATGAACCATCACCTTGGCCACCTTGACCTAGACGTTCACCATCAGAAGTAGCAAGACCAGTACCAGTAGTGAAAGTACCGCTAACTGGGTTAGAACCAGCATGAGTACCAGTACCAGAGAAGTCTGAATCAGCTTCGTTGAAAAGTGCTTCAGTACCACCCATAGTGCTGTAACGTGATTTCATTGCGAAAATCAAACCAGTAGGTTGAGTCATTGGTTGAACACCAGCAACATCATAAGCGATAAGTTGTGGCATTGCACGACGAACCAAGCTGATCAATACTGGATCAAACTTAGCCATACCGTTTGTGTCTGGATATGAACCAACAGAGTTTGTTGGTGCTGTTTCGTTCAACTCACCCATTGCTTCGTGACCACGACGTAGTTCACGTTCTTGGTTTTCTAGAAGAACAGCTGTAACTTCTTTAATGTAGTTGTTCTTAATTGGAGCAGATCCTTCATGTTCTAGGATCGGAGCCCACTTTTTAACTAAATCTTGGCGATTTTGTTGCATTTTAATTTCCTTTATTTATTTTTGTTGAGTGCTGTTAGATAAGCTGACATAGTAGGATCAACTTTCTTTGATACTTCTTCTGTCAAGTTTTCTACTGGAGCATCTGTGACTACAGATTTAACACCTGAAGCAACTTTGGTTGTGAAATAATTTTCACGGATAGTCTTAACTTTTGTCTCAAAAGATTCAGCATCTTCGTAAGAAAGTTCTTCAACAAGATTATTAAACTTTTCAGTTTCAGTATCTGTCAAACCTTCGCTTACTGTCTTAACGATATCACTACGCTTTTGTTCTGCGATGGTTTTATTCATCTCAACATTAGCTGATAGTTGTTCATTAAGTTTTGCTTCAAGTTCTTCGATCTTAGATTCCATTTCGCCTAACACGTCAAGACGTTCTTCTGGAATGTCAATATAGTGTTCTTCGAATAAACCTTTCAATCCGCCAATAAATCCTTCAAGAATTTCTGACTTCATACCACGCTCAAGGGCAATTTCATTCTGTGCAATCCACTGCTCGGCAATATAACCGAGATATCCATCAACCTGTTCAACAAGTCCCTCTGTATTCTGTGCTACTTGCTCGGCAAGTTTAGCTTCGAATTCTTCTTCGATACGTGCAACTTCTTCTTTAACACGAGCCATAACTGCTGCTTCGTAGATAGTAGTTGCTTTATCTTTAAACTCTTCTGATAGGTCTTCACCATTAAATAGTGCAGCCATATCTTCTTTAACTGTGTTACCTTGACGAATAACTGATTGGTCACCAGCTGCTGCAGATGCAGTAGCAGCATTAGGCTTCTTAGAAGTACCACCTTCAGCTTCTTTTTCGTCTTGCACGTTGTTACGTGCATTGTCTGGATTAGGTGTTTCGCCACCATTCGGTACAGCGTTACCCTGACGAATTACTGACTTGTCACCAGCTTCTTCATCTAATTCTTCATGTAGTTTAGCCTTTTTAGATTCGGCTAATAGTTCTGCAATTTTTTGTTCGATTGACATCGTGTTCTCCTATAACTGGATAGTTCTATTGAATTATTTATAAATTATCTGATTTTACTCAGGAAACTTTGGAAAGCACGTACTTTGGCTTCCTCTAAATTACGAGATGAAGTTTTCTTGATTAGAGATTTAACTTCTTCTATATGTCTTTCCACGTACTTTCCATCAACAAATATCCACTCTTTATTTTCCATGATACCTCTAACGAATGCATCAGGTGCGGAAGGATCAGCAACAATATCAGCTGCAGTAGACAGCATAAAATCGTCTTGAACAATTTGAACACCTTCGTTATTTGCTTTCAAAGAACCAAGTGCTCGACTAGATACTCCAAGGTTTGCTCCGCCATCTAATAGACCACGTGCAATTTGTCCCATTGGTGTTTCTAGAATTTTTGCTCTGCCGATATAGTTAGTGCCTTCTTTACGTAGTGATGTAATCAAGTGTGATACACGATCAAGATTAATTGATGGAGTATCTGGATGACCTAACTCACCATAAGCACGATTTTTTTCAACATACTCTTTCATATAACGACCGACTTCGTTATCCATAATTGATTCTGGATACATGCGACCATTACGATTCTGTAGCTCAGATTGAAGGAATACACCTTCAATAAAATATTCTTTACCTTTTCCTAGCTTTGATTCAACTACAAAGCTGGTTTGATCGAAGACTTCTCTAATTAGTTTCATGTTAGCTTCCTACAACAGATTCGTCATCGTGTGCACCGAATTGTGCAGTTTCGATCTTAGGTGCATAACCACCAACTTTGCGTAAAATTAAATAACATTGTGCTTCTGCACCAGCGATTGTGACAACTACATCGCTTGTGTTTTCAATTGTATCAACAAAACCATTTCCTGCAGCAAATTCCATATAGTCTGCGCCACCACCTGGAAGTGTTAATATGTTAACTGAATTTCTAGTGATAGTTATTGTAGCACTAGGTAAACCTACCCACTGAACACCAACAATATTAACTGTCTGTGTAGCACCATCTAATGCTTGTGATGCTGTTAAAATATCAGTTTGTAGATCAATAGTTGCAGCTGCTGCAGTGCCTGCGATTTTAACAACTGCTTCTTGTGCAGTATTTTTTAATATTGTTTTAACAACTGCCATTTTATTCCTCTATTCGTTCAAGCACATAAAAGAAGTTTTCTTTACTCTCTCTCATGTACTCGATAATATCTGTTTGATCTTGTAATAAGTTATTTAGGAACGCTTGGGTGCGCTCGCTAATTGCTACAATTGAATCATCATTTAACACATAGTGTAGTTTATTTTCAACCAAGTTGTCGAGTTTATTTAATTTTCTAATCTCTTGGACAACTGGGTCTATAGTAAAAATTTTAGAAGAAGCAAGACTAATATAATTTTCTATTAGCGTATCTGTTACTTTAACATCATGGTATTCTTTGATGATATGAGCAACTGTATTGTCAGATAAATTTTCGTATAAATCTTTTGATACTTCTTGTTCTAATTTTTTAGCAATATGTTCTTCTTTAATGTGACGTCTTGCTTCTTCTAAAGTCTTAAATTTAGTTTCACTTCCATCGATCAATATTACGTTATGGTCATTCAACATAATGTTATGACCATAACAGCGAATATGTTCTACGATATTCGCTTTGATTGATTTATTGAACTGGTGATATCTCATTACTCTGCAGATTCTTCTTCTGGAGATTTAAACATACTTTGTGCTACTTGTGTTCTCATATCTTCTAGTTTGGCAGATACTTTCTGCGCCATTGCAGCAGAGAATGCATTTTCTGTTTCAAGTGCATCGCCAGCAGCGATAGCATTTACTAATGTGTCAATTGTTTCACTCATTCAAATCTCCTATTATGTGGGTTTCTTTTTAGCAGGTTGTTGCTGTTCTTCTTCAGGTTGAATCATATTCTGTTGCATATAGTTATTAGCAGCAGTCTGTTGCATACCTTGTTGCATACCTTCTTGTTCAGCATTAGACATATGAAGTTGTTCTTCATCGTCAATCTGCTTTTCAATCTCTTCAATCTGATCGTCGTCAAGACGCAGAATATTTTTACGAACCCATTGCATTGAATAGTACTTACCAACAAATGGATCAATCTGTTGTAGAGTTGCCATACGTGCAGTTAGAATCTCAGCATCTTTTAATTCGCTATAGTGATTGTCTTCTAAGAAATCATACTTTAGATTATGAGCGATATCTTCCCACTCGTCTTCTCTAATAATGTTCTTAGCAACCAACTGCACACGAAGTGCATTTGAAATCAATACAACAAATTTCTTACGAAGTCTAACGATAAATTTATTAAACTTAACTTCATCACGGCTAATCTCTGTTGAACGACCAATTGAGAACCCTTGTTGCTGTTGCAAACGAGAGATTGGAACATTCAATGCATGGTATAATTTACCTTGGAAGTATTCAATGTCTTGAATTTCACCGAGATTCTGACCACCTGGAAGTGTAGTAATCTCAGTACCTTTACCACCTTCACGACGTGGCATCCAGAAGTCTTCCATCATTGATAGATGACGACGATCATCACGTGTTTCACCAGTGGTTGCATCATAAACAATCTTATTACGGAACTTGTTCATAATGTCGTTAACGTATTGTTCAGCTTTTAGCTTGGGTAAGTTACCCACGTCAACATAAAAGATTCTACGTTCAGGCGCACGGCTAATGCGATAGATGACCAATGAATCTTCGATCATCTTCAATTGATTAACTGGCTTGATTGCCTTATGAAGATAAGACATCATCATACCAGTATTTGAGTCTACATAACCAGATGGTGCATAGACTACAGAATCAAGAGCCAATTTAACACCCTGTGTTGTCTGCTCAGTAATTCCTTTATCATTGTAAAGGTAGTATTCTTCTACAGTCTTTACAACTTCAACTCCCTTTGGAGTTCTTTCTTTAATGATATTTTTGATCCTACGAATCTTACGTGGATCAATATATCTTAGTTCCTGAATACCTTGTTTGGCATTTGCTGGATCTATAAGAATTTGATAATATAATCTTCCATCAATATACCAAGAGCGGAAGATTTCATGTGCTCTATCATTAAAATGTAGTAGCTTTAAAACATTATCAAACTCTTCTTCTATTTTCTTTTTAATACCAGATGATACTTTAACCTCATCCATCATAATTTCGATAGGACGTTTGGCTTCATCTGCAACAATAGCTTCGTTAACAATGTCTTCGATAGCACCATCACAATCACTATACTGCGATACTTCACGATAGCGACGAATTAAATCATTCTCGTTTTTAATTGTACCTTCGAGATCCATGACCATACCGTAATGCCCACCAGCATTCACGCCAGTGTTTATTACGGTTGCGCCTGTCTCGACTGGACTCGGAGTAACTACACTTGGTAGATCCGAGTCCTGCTTGCGTTTTATTTCAAACCCAAAAATCTGCATTATATAAACCTCAGTTAATTATTAAACAGGGATAGTGCCGATTGGTGTATCAATAGAAACATTAACACCAAATCCAGCAGAAGCTCCAGTGTTTGAAGTGAAGAAGTTGTAAGTAAACTCTACATCAAACTGTTCAATTGCATTTTGTTGTTCAAAGTCAAGTCCAACTGCAGAGATGCTAGTTGGATAAGCATCGTGGAATTTGTAACTCTTAATAATTGCACCATTACGATCCAATTGGTGAACATTCAAGTCAACCTGATAGTCAGTAGGGTTAACACGACCAGTAGTCGAATTATAGTTTTGAATACCAGACTGCCACTGTTCTAATGAATTACGGATACCGAATGTTGTATCATTGTAGATTGAGATAGTCCATGGTTGGAATGTTCTCTCTCCAGCAAAGTTAACAGGACGTCCACGATACAGAACAGGAATGTTTTCAATTGTAGATCCAGGTAGTTGTGCTGCTTTACACAAGAATTGTGCTCTTTGTCCAGCAACCACACCTAGAGTAACATATGACGGAAATGTTAGTTCTACACGAAACTGATTAGGGCGAGCACCGCCCCCAATCATCTGTGCTTTAAAGTCAGCAATATTTGCCATTTATTTCTCCTTTGTGTTCTTTCTATTTATTCTTAATTACGCACCGATTTCGGTAAAGCTAATGCTTGAACGAGCAGCAACGAAGTTAAGAGTAATATAGTTGATAGAACGATTTGGCTTAACAAAGATATCTGCAACAAATTCATTGCTGTCGATAACTTGTCCTGTATTGTTTGTCTCATCACACTTAACAACGAAATCAGTAATACCACGACGACCTTGTACGTCACGTAGGAATGGCTCTACTAAACTCTTGAACTGTGCACGAGTGAATGGGTCGTTAAATTCGAACAACTGGAATTTAGCTGCTGTTGCAACTGCCTTCTCAAGAACGATGAATAGACGACGAACATTGATACGATCGAACGCACTTGGTTTTGCCAATAGTGTTTTATCGCCATAAAGAACAGTACCTTCTCCTGGGAATGAAACAACTGGGTTAACACCAGCTTTGTACAACATATCACGTTGTGTTTTATTTGGATTGAATGCTAAGCGAACAACATTCTTAACTTGTCCACGATTCAAACCACCTGGAGAGAACCATGGGTCATTGTTGTAGTCAGTACGAGCACATAGACCAGCAATGTCACCATTCAATGGAACATAACGGTATACGTCATTGTAGCGGTCGTATTGATATTTGTAACCAGAATCCATAACAGCGTATGAGCTGCTTGGTAGTGAGTTACGGTATGCAATAATTGCATTTTGTTCTGTAGAACTAGCACCAATGATAGGATCACCGCTAGAAACATTCTGTGGAGAAACAAAAGCCACGCAGTCTAAACGAGATTCTGCAACAGACTGAATAACGTAAGTAGCAACAGTAGTTGATGCATCACCAGCCATAACTAATGAAATGTCATACTGTTCTGCGTTTGCTAATAGTGCATATGCATTTTGTTTTGCAGCATCAGTAACAGCCCAATCATCTGCACCGCCAGTGAATGAACGATACTGAGAAGCAGTTAATGATTTGTATGTTGAACCTGCAGCAGCTGTACCCCAGTTAACTGTACCAGTTACGCTAGTAAGAGCAGTTGGATGATCCATCCACCAGATCCAGTCTGAGTTAGTATTGATTACGCTCTTGTAGTAGTTGTTTGTACCATCAGATTTTCTAGCGTCAGATGCTTTTGATACAAATGCAAATTTTTCTAGGATAGTACCAGCAGTACCAGAGATACCACCATCTTTGTCGAAAACAACGATATGCATCTCATCATTAGAACCACCTTGGCTTGTTGCCCAAGTAGATGTAGATGGAGCAGCATCGAACAGAGAAGCACAGTCAATAGTAGAACCAGCAATAGTAGCTGTCCAACCAGTAAATGTTGCTGCGTCAGCAAACGCTACAGAGATAGAGTTACCTTTAGAACCTGGATATCTTGCAGCAAATTCACCAACAACACCCAGACCAGATGCCCAGCTTGATAGGTAGTTAGAACCATTGTTGATCTTAACACCAGCACTAGTAGCATAAACTGCAGTAGCAACTGCTTGAGTACCAGTTGGAGGATTAGCGATTGTTACAGAAGGAGCACTAGTATAACCAGTACCAGCTTCAACAAGAGTAACTCCAGTGATAGAAGAAGAACTAATAGTAATAGCACCTACAACTGCAGCAGTTGTATATGTACCAGTAATAGTTACTGTTGGATTATTTTTATATCCAGTTCCTGGAGTATCAATAACGATGCTAGTAATAACACCACTAGTAATATCAACGTGAGCTGTTGCACCTTCACCAGAACCATTTGATGTGATAGTTACTACTGGAGTACCTGTCCATCCAGTACCACCATTAGTGATTGCGATAGCAGAAACACCACCACCAGATAGAACTGCAGTACCAACAGCTTGAACACCACCAGTTACGTTTGGAGCACCGATTGTTACA